CAGGGAGCCACGTAGGGGGCCAGGAGGGCCTCGACGTCAGGGTCGACGCGAGCCACGCGGATCGCTCCCCACTCGGCGGATCCCAGGACACCCTCGGGTGAGTCGATCCGCTTGGCCAGCCGGGTGGCCTGGATCTGCGCTGCCTGGACGACTGGCTTGGGCACCGCCGGCCAGCCCCACCGGGCTGTGACCCGGGCTCTCTGCCCGGAGCCGCTCGGCCAGCAGGCCCCGACCAGCAGCAGCGAGGTGCAGGGCCTGCCGTCGACCAGCGCGTTCAGCGGCCAGGCCTCGACGCTGCTCGTCACGGTGGTCCAACTGCTCCCGGAGCCGACCTCGACGGCCAGGTCGGTGGACGACCCGATGTCGGCGTCCAGCAGGAGACGCTGCCCGGACGGGTCGTCCACGACCCGCCGGTACGGCGCCAGGACCCGGGAGGTCGCCGTGGTGTCCAGGTCGAACCGCCGCTGGCAGTGGTCCTCGACGGCTCTGTTGGCCGCATCCACGGCACGGGTGAACTGCGCGTCCCGATCCGTGTCTGTGATCTTGAGCAGGTTCTTGAGCAGGGCGAGGGTGAAGTACTCGGCCACCGGACCTCCTCAGGCCGTGGTGTCGTCGACGATCAGACCGAGGGTCTCCAGGGCGGTCAGCAGCGAAGCCACCGCCGCGTTGCCGCCACGGGACCCGGTGACGGTCGGCCGGGCCGCCGGGGTTGCCCCGAAGAACCCGACCAGGGATGGGGCCGATCCGAGGCCCATGTTGCCGCCGGCACCGAAGTATCCGTAGATCGTGGTGATCCCGGAGACGGACAGGTCACCGCCGACGGCCAGGTCGCCTGTGACGCCTTCCGTCTCGACTTCCCCGGTTACCGGGTTCACGGCGATGGGTCGTATCGACACGTGCCACCACCTTCATGCTGCCGCCGCGGCGCGCTGCTGCTCGTCGTAGGTGTGTTCGTCGAGGAAGATCGCGCCCTTGTCGTGGGTGGTCCGGACCCTGGTGTCGACGTGCAGGGGGATCCCCAGGGCCGCTAGGCGCACACAGAAGGAAAGGTCTTCGCTGAACCATCTGGGCTTGCCGTTGTCACCAGTGGGGTGGGTGGCCGGGTCGAACCAGGCGTCCCCGCAGCGGTCTCGCACGGCTTGCAGGGCGCCGCGGTGGATCAGAAGGCAGGCAGCTCCGGTGCCGTCCACGCGCACCAGCTGGTCCCGTGGGTAGTCGGCGACGGACCGGAACCCGACCTCGCCGTCGACCTCGTCGTAGCGGTAGAGGGTGGGCTGGATCCGGGACCTCGCCGCGTGGAGCGGGCCGCCCTGCTCGCGGCGCAGAGCGAAGCACAGCCCACCGACGACGGGCCGCTCCTGGGGGTCGGCGGCCGCGACGAGCCGGGTAACGGTGTCAGGGGCGAACCCCATGTCCGTGTCGACCATCCACAGCCACGGCGCGTCGGTCTGGTCCAGGAACGACGCGGTGATCTGGTTGCGGGCCGAGGCGACACCCATGGTGCCTGCCCGGACCCGCAACTCCTTCCCGTCGGGGCGGACGATCTGCTGAGGGCCGCACAGGTCGGTGACCAGCATGTCCCGGTAAGACAGCCCGAACGCCGCGGACCAGGTGCCGGCGTCGCAGTAGCCGACGACGACGGCGTCCGGGTCGCTCACCGTCGGCGGGTGGTACGCCGCTCACCGGGGGCGCGGGTGGCCTGCTCGATCGGCACCGACTCCGGTGCCGGCTTCGCGGGCCGGGTCTCGCCCTCGGGGATGAACATCCACGGGTACGCGCGGACCAGCGGGTCGTCGGCCGGCCAGGGCCTGGACCGGTCGGGCACGATCAGCACACCGGACTCGGGGTGCCGGACGGCGCACGGGTCACCGGTGACCCGGTACATGGCGGGCTCAGCCATCTGGGTGGTCCTCCTGACGGCAGGGACGGCAGGTGAGTGGTGGGTGGGGAGCCCTGCCTTCTCCCCACCCACCGGTTCCGTCAGGCGCTGGTCTTGTCCTGGAGCAGACGGAACGCCAGGTCGTTGACCGAGTCGGCGCCGTCGCGCCAGTAGGCGTACCAGCCGCGCACGCCCTTGGGCAGGTTGTTGTCGGTGTGGAACAGGTGCGGCACGAACTCGATCGCCATGGAGCCGGGCTTCTCGACGATCACGTAGTTCGAGAAGTCGCCCAGGATCAGCTCGTTGTCCCGGACCGTGGTGGTCTGGGTGTCAGGGGCGTCGTCCGACTCGGCGACCGGCCGGCCCATGATCACGCCCGCGGGGGCCTCACGCAGGTCCCCGGAGTAGGCCGAAGAGACCGCCGTTCCCAGGTCCTTGATGGCCAGGGAGTACAGCGGGTTCATCAGCCACGTGGACCGCCGCCGCCACCGCTTGGGCACCGACCGGTAGACGGTGCGCAGGTCCACCGTGCCGATGGTCGCCGCCGTGGTCGAGGTGAGCTCGACGTTGGTGTTGGCGTCCAGCGCGGTGAAGATGCCCGTCGGCTGGTTGGTGCCGGTGCCGGTGGCGTGGACCTCGGACTGCAGTCGCTCCTTGGCGTCGGCGAACAGCGCCCGCACGTCGGACTCCAGGCCGCCGATGTCCTGGAATGCCTCGATGCTGGCCTGCACGAGGCTCTGCGCCTTGTGCGTGGGGATGCTGGGCTGGCCCACGGTGGGGGTGTCGTCGGACACCTCGGCGAGCTCGGCGTCGTAGGACGCCGTCACGCCGGCCGTGGTGGCGCCGTTCCAGGTGTCCCCGACGGTCAGGGTCACGACCCGGGAGATCTCCCGGATGTCCCCACCCGCGCCGTCGTTGGTCAGGATCAGCGTCGGGTCGAGGTGGGTGGGCACAAGGTACCCGCCGTTGGCGTTGGTGCCCACGACCAGGGCTGCACGCTCCTCCTCCGTGAGCAGCTCGGCGCGACCCAGCATCAGCTTGGCCCACCCGGACTCGTACTCAGGACGGCTGCGGGCGAGCAGGTTGGCCGCCCATGCGGTGTCGCTGCTGTGGCGGCGGAGGATCCGCTCGAAGTCCCGCTCGGCGCGGGCGTCGTCGATGTCGTGCTCCTCGGATACCGCCCGCGTCAGGGCCTCGCGGAACGCCTGCGCCCGCTGCCGCTCGGGCATGGACAGCGCGGCGTGGGTGGGGACGCCGCGGGCGTCGATGAGCTGCTCGCGGGGGTCACGCTGGACGTGCAGGGCGGGGCCGGCGCCGCGGGTGCCGTCGCCGCCCTCCCGCACGCCGGGGGCCCCGAGGGACGCCCGGACCTCGGCCCGGCGCTCCTCGGAGGCGATCTGGGCCTCGACGGTCTGGCGTTCGGCCAGGGCCGCGTCGAAGCGGGTCTGCTGCTCGGGGGTGAGGGCGGCGTCGCCGGCCTCGGTGTCGATCGCGCGCAGCTCGTCCAGGAGTTCCTGGCGTCGAGCACGCAGCTGCTCCAGTGTCACCGGAGCGCTCCTTTCATCTCTGGGTACATAAGAGCCCGCCTTTGGGCGGGCGTGGACCCGAGGGAGTGCTCTCGCGGCTCGCCTTCGGTCTTGCTCGCGGCGCCGCCGGGCCTGGCGCTGGCCGGCGCCTTCCCGGGGGGTGCGTCTGGGGCCCGCAGCTCGAGTGCGCGGGCAAGTAGGCCGTCGACCTTCGGGTCGCGCAGGCGGGCCTTGGCGTAGAACTCGTCACTGGCCGACCGGATCGCCTTGTCCGAGCGCAGGCCCGCGGTGGCTGACGGGTTGGCTGGGAAGGTCACCGGCCCGGCCTCGAAGAGCTTGGCCTCGGTGATGGTCCGCTCCGGAAGCCCCTTGGGGTTGTAGTCGGATACGCCGGGGTCGTCGTTCCACTCTTCCCGGACCACCCGGAACCTGAAGCTGGAGCCGTAGACGCCGGCGCGCAGCCCAGGGACGAGTTCACGGACGTAGTCGGCGTCGAGAAGGTCGCCTTCGAGGACCGCTGAGTCCGCCTCCTCGCGCAGGTCGTCGACCGTCGAGATGGGCTTGCTGCCGATTGACGGGTCACCGCCGTGGTCGAAGAGCGCACGAATGGATTCCTTGTTGTCGACCATGGTCTTGGCGAATGTCCCGCGGACGGTCCGCTCGAGGAAGTCGCCCTCCCACCAGGAGTGGATCTCGTACCAGACGTTGAACGGCGAGAACCGCACGACGAGGCGGCCGAGGCCGCCATCCGCGCCGTCCTGGCCGTCGCTGTCGGCGCGCAGAAGTACCGGTGACAGCGCGGCGGGAACCGCTCGGACGAGGTCGAGGTCGAGCAGTGTCTCCACGGTGTCTCCTCACGCTGGCGACGGCGTCTCGGCGCCGGGTTTCTGGAGCTGGACGGAGTACAGGCCGGAGTGCACGAGCAGGGAGAAGTCCTCCGCCTCGACCGCGGTCACCGTGGATTCCGGGGTAAACCCGGCATCGGTCAGGTTCCGGATCGTCTGGGCCCGCTGAGCCTGGATCTCGGACAGGTCCTTCTCGTCGTCGCGCAGGAACGCGATGTCGCGCCCGTCCCACCACAGCCGGGCCCCGGTCGGCGGGGGGACGATGGCCTGCAGCGACCCGGCTACGTTGCGCCACAGCGGGCGCATGGTCGCGTCCCCGAACCGCCTCTTCGCGCTGCCGTAGTTGCCGGCGTTCAGGGAGCTGCCCTGGAGTCCTTCGGACAGGCCTGCCAGTACCACAGGGACACCGGCAGCGGAGCAGATCCGTGTCTCACCGGCGCCCTGGGTGGACTTGAAGTCGATCTGCTTCATGTCGGCGCCGATGACCGTCACGTCCGCGCCGCCGCCGAGGTAGAGGGTTTCGTAGGCGTTGCTGCTGCCCTTGATCCTGGCGTCCATCTTGTCGATGAACTCCTGGTACAGCGCTGGTGGGATCTCCTTAGGCAGGCTGACCGACAGGTTCGGGGTGGCCGCGTTCTCGAAGAACTTGAGCTTGTGCGAGGTCGCCGCGACGTCGCCTTGGATCTCACGCAGGACCGGGGTCAACCAGCTCTGACCGCGGTAAGTGGCCGTCGGGTCCGGGTACGGCGCGAAGTGCGCAACTTCTGACGGGAGGAACACGGCAGGCTCGCCGGGGCCGCCCTCACCACCCTCCCAGTACACGTACCCGACCCGGGTGTACCCGACGTGCACCTTGCGCCCGCCGTCCCCATAGGCGGCCATCCGTGGGGCCAGGATGATGTCGGTCCAGTCCGGGCGCAGGCACACCATCTCGCCCTCGATAGGCGCCACGTAGGCGTTCCCGGCCAGGTCGGCGTACAGCAGCATCTTGGCCAGCAGGTCCCCGGTGGTCCCGCCCGGCCACGGCGTCTCCAGGACACCCAACGACCGATCCCCGAACAGCGCACCCGGCCGGCCGGCTTCCATTCGTTGCCACGCGAACCGCGCCTCGCTGAACACGCTGAACCGCAGCAGCTCGACGGTGGAAATGATGCTGTCCCCGCGAAGTCCGCCGACCACGTAGGACACGAAGTTGTCGGCGATCGGCTCTGTCGGGCTGCTGCCCCAGGTGGTGCGCATGGCGGCCGCCGGGCCGAAGGCCAGCGCGTCGGTCATCCACTGGGACCAGCTGTACCGCTGCTCGACCCCGGGGCGTGCGGGGATCAGGGCGTCGAGGATCCTCACCGGCGTCGGCTCCTCTCGCTGGCCCGGGCTCGGGCCTGGGTGGCCAGGTAGGCCCACACGTAGGCACCGGCGAGGCCTTCGACGCCGGCTGTGATGAGGCCGGCTGGCGGGTAGATGAGCCCGGCCCCGGCAGCGACCAGGGCGGCCGAGACGACCGCGAGGACCCTCACCGCCACTCCACCAGGGGCACGACGTCCTCCTCGACAGCCTCGAAGTGAGCCCAGCGGGCGATGGTCGCCGCGACCAGCGGGGTGATGTCGCTCGTCGACGTCCTGCGCTTCCACGCCCACGCGTCCCCGAGCTGGCGCGTCGCGCCGCCCTTGATGGCCTCGGCGAGGATCGGATCGTCGAGGTGAGTGACGCCGCCGTCGCGGACCGCGGCGTACAGGCCGCCGCAGGCCTGCACCATCTGCCGGGCGCCCACGGTCAGCGGGGTGATGCCGACCTTGGCGAGGTCCTGCACCAGCGACCCGGCCGGGCCGAAGTCGTCCATGACGATCGCCCGCGGCGCGTGGCGCATCTGCAGCTCGACCAGACGCGGCACCACCCAGTCGGTGCCGTCCCCCACGGCGACGACCTCGAGGTGCACGGCGCCCGGGACTGTGGAGGACTGCCCGGCGATCAGGATGGCCGAGGTGGAGGCATTCGGGGACACGTCCACCGCGATGACCGGGCGGCCCACGATCGTGGCGTCACGGTCAGCCCGGGCCCGCCACCAGGCCAACGGGATCATGCTGGTGATGACCTCGTCCTGCCACACGTTCAGGTACGCCCGGCAGAACTCGCTCAGGTCCCAGGTGCCGAACTCGCCGCGGATCGTGTCCTCGTCCACGGTGTGACCCAGGGCCGGCATGCACGACCACCAGGTGGCCGGGTCAGCCGGGTCGAGCTCGGGGTCCGCGGACCACTCGAAGTAGGCCACACCGTGGTCCAGGCCGCCCTCGACGGAGGTCCTGCCCTCGTCGACCTTCCGGCGCAAGTACAGCGACTTCTTGGTGCCGGCGGTGGAGACGACCCAGTACTGCGGGGACGGGCGGGTGACCATCGGCGGCCGGAACGCCTGATCCATCCGGTCGTCGACCAGGGCGAAGGCCTCGTCCTGCACAGCCAGGTCGAGGGTCTCGCCGTGCCCGGCATCCTCCTGGACGCCCTCGGGACCGAACGTCGACCCGCCCAGGAAGGTCACGTACTCGTCGCCGTTGGACAGCCGGACGTCGTACTTGCCGCGCAGGCTCTTGCAGCCGTTGAGGGTGGCCAGGTAGTCCCGCTGCCACTTGCGGCGGGCCTTCTGGCGGGTCTGGGCGCTGTAGAGCATGTTCTGCCGGCCGCCGAGGTGCTTGGCGGCGATCGCCCGCCACACCACGACCGGCAGGACCAGCGTGGTCTTGCCGGACTGCCGGGGGACGGTCAGCCGGACGTCGCGGTAGGCCAGACGGCCGGTGTCCGGGTTGATCTCCAGTACGACATCGGCGACGTGCTGCTGCCACGGCATCAGCGGCGTCCCGAACGACGCGGCGATGCGGCCGACGGCCGGGCCCCAGGTCGCCCGCTCAGGGCGCCGGGGTGTCCCCCACCGTGGGGCGCAGGTCCCCGAAGCCCCACGGGTCATCGTCTGCACCACCCTCGACCGGAGTGGTGAGCTGGCGCAGGGTCTCGCGCAGCTCCTTGGTCACGGCCACCAGCACCCGCGGGTCCTGGGTAGCCGGGTGGGCCACGGCCTCGGCGAGGGTCTGGGCGATCGCGCGCAGCGCCGGGCCGGCCGGGTGGCCGACGTCGAGGGCGGCCAGGACACCGGCGACGCCCTCGGCCACGCGTGCGGGCCGTGGCGCTGCAGGAGCGTTGAGGCCGAACACCTCGCCGAGGAACTTCTCGCCGGCGTCGAGTCGGGCGAGGAACTCCTCGGCGGCGTCGGCCACCGGGCTGGCCGGGTCGGGCGGGGTGTCGGGGACGACCTGCAGGCGCACTGGGCGGCCGGTGCCCTTGCGGTGGCGGCGGGTGCGCCGGTGGTCCTCGCAGCGGGTCGGCGGACGGCCCTTGCCCGACCACTCCACGGGTTTCGTGCACCCGGCCTCTGAGCAGGTGCGATGAGGGCGGGAAGTCACTTTGCGCCCCTCCGCTGCTCGGGGGAGAGATTTGCGAGT